GTATTAGAGGTGTTATTTTTATACCTGCCATTTTTAACAATAAATCTAAAGCATCTTGCAAGTTTTTCAAATCTATCAGCGCTTTAGGCATAAACTTATCGTAGATTTTTTCTATATCTTTTAACTTAAACTCTTGGCCTTGCAACGCGCCTAAAACGGCTAAATCCATATTTAGCTTTTTGGCTAGGCGTTGCGCCTCTGCTACTGCTAATTCTTTTTCTTTTTCAGTAGTTGCCGCTTGCGCTGCCGCTATAGCGTCCTCTAATTCAGCCATAGTTTGCTTAATAGATAAGCGCGTTAGGTCATTAGCTAGCTGTAGTTTTTGTTGGTCTGTAGCATTTACACCTAGTTTATTTATTTCTTCTTGCTTAGCTAATAGCGCTGCCTGTACTTGTATTTTGTCTAGGTCAAATACATCTTCACCCTTGCCTAAAGCTAAGGCAGCCTTATCTAACTTGGCCTGTCTTTCTTTTTCTTTGCGTTTTAATATCTCAGCATTAGCTTGTTTTTTAGCAAGCTCTGCTAATTTTTTAGCACGGTCTACCGCGGCTTTTTCTAGTTTAGCTAGTAATTCTTTTTGTCTTATTGTAAATGCGTCCTCAGTTTTAGGTTTAGGTTTTGGTCTTTCGTACATTTCACCTAAACCTACAGCTCTAAAACCAAACTCTGGAATACGCGCTAAAAAGCCTAAAACCGTACCGCCTAATTTCAATAAGTTAGCAAAACCTGTAGATAATTGCTCTATAACAAATTGTGCATCACTAGCCTCACCGCTGCCGGCAAAATTGCCTAACGCATCTACTAGGCCGCCGCCTATAATTTCTTGCGCGTTGCCAGTTGCTAAAGTTAAAACGTCCATCTTAAATGCTGTAGTGTCTAAGTAATCCTCAGCTGCACCTAAATTAGCCGTTAAGATTATGCCTACAATTTCTGAAAATGATTTAGTAGCTAGCTCAGCTGAGGTTAAACCTGTCTTATATTTTGATAAACCTTTAGTTTGTCCTACATAGGCTTTAGTTAGGTCATCTGTAACCGTAGCTAAATCTATTCCCGTGCCTCGGCTAATTGTTATAGCTTTGTTTAATAATTCTTGTGATTTAGTTAATGAGCCTGTAGTACTTAAAAGATTTTGAAATGCTGGCCTTAAAACATCATCTGCTATAGCAGAGGTTCTTTCTAGGTCTGCAATAAACTTAGTAATAGACGGGTTAGCAAAACCTATGCCTAAATTTTCTACAGCTCTGTTTAATCTTACTGCCGCTTTTTCGTCCTCTGCAAAGGCTTTAATAACAAACTTTACTTTGGCATTTTCTATAGCTTTGATTACAGCTGCATTAGCTACGCCGTTGTCCTCTGCCCACGCTCTATACATAGCGCGGCCTGTTTGTTTACGGCTAGGGCTGCCTACCATACCTTTAGGCCTAGCATTGACTAATTTACCTGTACCGTTCAAATTGTCTATAAATTGTTTACCAGCATTAGGGTTTAAGCTCTTAGAGCTATCTTTGCTTGTGCCTTGTGTTCTGCCATCTCGGTTTAAGCGCCCGGCAGTTTCATATATTGCACCGCCGGCGTTAGTTTGTTGTACTCTAGCTAAAGATACATAACCCGATTTGTTAGGTTTAGACGGTGTAACTCTGTAACCCAAACCGCGCTTAGCATCACTACTATTAAAAGTAGGGAACGCTCTATAATTACTTGTATCTATACTAGCTGTTTCTTTTACCCACCCGCTTAGTAATTGTGCGTCTGCCGGTATAAAGCCTCTAGCTCTAGCTACTACAGGGCGCAGCGCATTAGCCATTTCATTTTGAGTTTCTTTACCTAAATCTGGCATAAACTTTTTTAGTGCAAGTCTAAGCTCTAGGGCGTTTTCTACCTCTGTTGGCATCTTGCACCGCCTTTGCTCTATCGGTTAAAACTTTTAATATATTCTTAAACATTACATCATCTAAATCTAATAAATATTGGGGCGCTATGCCGGTTTCTACCGCTATTTGTGCGATTAGATAGCCAAAGCTACCACGCCCCACTATTCCAAAGGGTCATCATCTAGTACCTCAACTTTAGCTAAGGTTTCTAAAAACTCTGCCCCAAAACTTTTTACTACTTCCCCGCTAGTGCGTAAACACTCCCAAGCAAGCCAGTAGACATCACTTTGCTTTTCATCATCTCTAAAGGCTTTATGAAAACCTTTTTTAGCATACAGTTCAAAGGCGTACTCAATACGGGGTGTAATCTTATGCTCGGTTACGCTTCCGTCTGCCCTTGTTATTTTAAGTTTTGCCATTGTGTGCCCCTTTGTCTAGTTGGTTATGGTGTGGTGTCTACTACGATAGCTGAGTTACAGGTAAATGTAATACTCTGTGTAGAAATATCGCCAACAGCGCCGTTAATATCTGTAGTGTTATTAACTAATACTGTGGTTTGATATTCTGGATTAGTAGCGGAAACCGCGGCGCTAGTTTGTTTTAGCGTTAGTGGCACGGTTGTACCCCAAGCAGCCTGCAAAGTCTGTAGTACTTCACCGGTTGCAGTATCGTTTAGAAAATCAAGCGTAATAGTGCTAGCTTCCAAACCTTTAACAAACTTATGCGCGGTATCGCCCATAGCTGTTACTTCAAGCTCATCAAACGCGCGGTTAATAGTTGCGCTAGTAACGTGGTCTGATAAGTCCACGCTATTAAGCGTAACTACTACGCCATTAGATAGGAAAATTGCCATTTGTTATACCTCTGTTTCTTGTGTCGGTGTTTCTACGGGTGTTTCTTTTTTCTTTGTTTCTTTAACCTCTTTAGGCAATTCTTGCCCTATCTTGATTAGAAACGCTTTATCTGCCTCTGTAAGTGCCATTTTAGCTCCAGCTCGTTAGTACGGATATTTGTAAATCACTTGTTAGTAAATCACCGCTAGGTAATGATAAAACGCTAGGTGCAGTTACAGCGGTAACATTAAATACAATAGAGCTAGCAGCCAATTTATTAAACACGGCTACTATTGTGTCCTCTATGCCTTGTAGGTTGCCTTGATTATCAAACATTGGCACGGTCATAATTATCTTAAAATTAGCAAGCGGTGAAATGCCGGCTTGTGAGTTATTGCTAGGGGTCAAATAGGGGTCTGCCGGGGCTACCACTACGCTGTTAGCAACTACGTTACTTGGCGGGTAGCTAAACGTACTCCAAACAGCGTTATTAGCTAAGGCAGCGGCTATAGTGCTGCGTAATGTAGTTATGGCGGCTGTAGGCATTATCCCACCATAGCGTTAGGTGATAAGTACGGCGCTAACAAACCGCGTATAGATGCCATTAAAGTATTACTCATCTTAAACGGGCTAGGGCTGTAACCGTCTACGCTTACGCCGCCGTTTTGTGTGCTAAAACGGCTAGTCCAGATATTCTCAGCTAACATAAGTGCAGCTGCGTTTATAGCAGGCGTATTAGCGTAAGCCTGTGTTTTTGTATCATCACCCGTCATAGTGCCGCTAGGTAATACACGTCTAAAGTTTTGGTCAGCTGCCGTTTTTGCATACTGTATAAAACTAAAACCCTGTGGGTATTGGTAATAATTAAGTTGAAAATTAAAAGCTGGTAATAAATTACTTGTGCCAGCGCTAAACGGTATTGTGCCGGTAATTGTATAAGTGCCGTTAAAAGTACTGCCAGCCCCGGCTACAGTAACGGATTGACCAGTAGTAAACAGGCCGGGGTTGGCTATCATCACGGTAGCTACATTGTTTACTAATGCAGTTCCCACTACCGGGGCAGAGTCAAACCATAAAAACCCGTTAATTAAATCTTGCGCGGCTTGGCAGGTGTCCTCTATCCAAGTGTAGCTATCGTACAAAGTGCCAACACCTAAAGACGCTTTTAATGTAGCAGCGGTAACGTAAGTAGCCGGCATATTTGTACCTTTCTTGGTAGGTCTGGCAGAGCCAAAGGGCTAAGGCCCTGCCAGACTATTAGTTAGTTATTTATCAGGTTTTCTTGTACTTGATAATACCGTTAGGCATTTTGGCAATAGTTGCCATAAAGCCATAAATAGCTACCTGTACTTGTAGATTTGATACTACGTTTACAGACATATAAGCCTGTGGGCTACGATAAACAGTAAATGCTTCTGGCGCTAAAATGATAGCGCTATCATCATCAAACGTAGTAGCAGTAAAGTTTTTATCTACATATAGGTCTAGACCCAATACAGAGCCGCGGATAGAGGTAGGTGCAACCTGACCCGCTGCGTTCATTGGCTGCAAAGCTGTAAATACTGGTCGCTTTGTAGTGTCTTGCGCTGAAATTAGAGCGCCCCATTGTGCAGGGTTAGCTAGGTAATTTGTCGCAAAGTATCCGGTATTTGTGTAAATGGTTTGTGCGCCTTCAGCTGCAAAATCTACAATACCGTCTAGGTCGGCTGTAGTGCTTGTACCGTTCATACCTGCTGCAAGTAGTGCAGTTAGTACGGCAGTATCAATAGTCTTTAGGTAAGCGTTTTGGAGTTGCTGTGTAAGCTCAGCATAAAAATTCGGTTCTGACCTTGAAAGCAACTCAACACTCAGGGTATTCATACCTGAGTACTTGCTCACAGTTCCACTTAAATACTGTGTAACCATACCTGTATTTTGAACAGCGCCGCCCTCAGCTTCAACTGTTACTACAGGTGCTACGCCTGCCTGTCCACCGGCTGACGTAACCAATGAGGGTACGCTTATGGTCATACCGCTAGCAGGTAATGTACCTTGTGAGCAAGCATCAATAGCAGGCGTGCCAAAACGTGTATTAGTTACAAACTCTGTTAGGTACTGTGTTGGATTAAATGCAGGGTTTGTAGAAAAATCGTCATCTGCCGCTGTTACATATAGACGGCTAGTTTCATCACCTAAAGCAGCTTTAATTTTATGCTCTGTGTATGCACCCATATTTACAATAGGTGTGCGTACTCTTTGTGAGTTTAATGCACTTGGCTTAATAATTCTGCGCGCGGCTTCTACTGGTTGAGTAGCGCCCTCGGCTTCATCATCTTTATAGCTAACGCTTTTTAGCGTTACTGTTGCACCGTCTGGCAGGTAAGTGCCTTCCGCTGCTACTTCGTCCGGGGCTTTATCCACGGTTTCTCCTTTGGTTTCTTTTGGTTGGTTTTCATCTACTGCGTTTTCATTAGCAGCAATTTTCATAACCGCGGCGCTTGGAAATGCCGCGCTTTCTACTAGAGATACCTCTTTTAACGTAGCAGATAAAACTAATAAATAATCTTTTTCTTGGCGTGAGTCCTCTACCTCAACACCTACACTAAGGCCGTCCATTAATTTTTCCTGTGCTAGCAAAATTGCATCGCTACCCCTTGTGCTAGCACTAACCTTAAAGCTGCCATATAGCCCGCTCTTATTACTTGTAACCGTTTGCATACGGCCTACCGGCTTGCTGTTATCGTGTTGCATTAAAAGTTTTACTTTGCTTGGCTCTGGTATTTTTATAGAGTTTTCTGCAAACACTACGCGCCCGGCGCTTGTGTTGCCTACTTCTCCGTACGGGGCGATTTTGCCTGCTATGGTTCTACGTTCTCCGTTATCTACTGCCTCTATGTTGCCGCTAAATGTTAATAGCATTTGTGGGCCTCTCTGTTAGTCCGGTGGGGCTTAATTCCTCCATACTTTGCGCCTGCTCTAAGTCAATTAAACCTAGATTAAGCATTTTTTCTATAGCTTCCAAACGCGCCAAAGTATCAGCGCGTAAAAATGTTTCATCAAGTGCAAAACGTACCTGATTACCACGGCGCGTAATATCGTCCATACTTAAACGGTTTTCAATAGCGCTAATAAACGGCTGTAATGAGTAAGCTACAAACTCTTTGCGCCCGTCTATGATATTTTGGTAAGTCATTGAGTTATTCATATCCGCGCTTATGTAATATGCCGGTACGTTCATTAAACGCGCTATCTCTGTAGCTAAATACTGTGATGCCTCGTTATACATCATTTCTTTAGGTGAGTAACCGACAGTTTGATAATCTAACGTGCTAGTTAAATAAGCTGTGCTGCGTGAGTTACGCGCCGCTTTCCAGCTAGCTAACAGCCCTTGTATTTGTGCCTCTGGTAAATCTGCCCCACTATTCTTAATAAAACCTGTAGCCATAGGTGTAGCAGCTGCAACGCTTGCCGCTTTTTGTATATCTAACGCCGCTTGAATTGTACGCCCGCCTGTTTCTAATACGCCGGGTAATAAACTCTGGAAAGTTACTAAAGAGCCTACGCCGCTATCTGGTACGCGTACACCATTTACAGAGTAGTAATCTACTTCATCACCGTATTGGTCTGTAGTTACCGTAACGCGTGTATTAGCTACCCACTCAAACCCGCTAGGTCTGCCGTCATCTTCATACAAACTTGTAACGCGCCAATAGGCAACTCCATATAGCAATAAACTGTCTACCGTGTAGCTAATTGTTACGCTGCGTGGTTGTCTTATGTCTGGTTGGTCTAGCCAAACAGGCGTTTGTAATTTACGGCCTGTACTTTTTTGTATTAGCTCTAAATCTATACTTGCAATTACTCCACATATTAAGTTACGGCATCTACTTACCGCCGGTACTTGCAGCGCTAAGTTTCTATCTATAAACGGTACGCCGCTTGTATTGTATAAACCGCCAAAACTATAAACACCAGCGCCGTAAGTTTGGGCCATAATAGGCGGCGATAATTGCGCCTCTACGTCTTTTTTACGCAAACCTATAGTTTGTAGTAATCCCATAGGGGCATTATTGCCTAAAAGTCAAGTATAGGTAGAGAGTTTAGCTTTGGGCGTGTCTAAACATATACTTTAGCCTCTGCTACAGGTTGCGCCAATATATGTATCACCATAGCTAGCCCAATAGGTATATCTACAGGCCCGGCAGATTTGCGCCTAACAATACGCCACGCGTCCGGGGTTTGTTTAGCCGCGCAGTTAGCCATTTGTTGTATAAGCGCATCTTGCCCGCTGTGGCGCAGGCGGTCATTTACTAAAGCATCGTACATATCGCTACAGGCTTGGTAAAAGCTCTGCCCCGATACGTCCCGGGTCTGTACGCCTGCATTTTGTAGCCTTTGAGCAATACTGGCAGTAGTGTATTTGTCGTAACAAACTAAACGCGGGTAGTACATATCGGCCCATTTTTTAATACTAGCTGCTATTACCACTTCATCTACTGCTACCTGAGAGCTGTAAGTTTCTAGTACAGCTAAGCCTATTTTGCCATTAGGTAACATCTGGCCCATTACTAAGCTAGCATCTCGGCGGCTAGGGCTAACGTCAAAAGCAAAGACAGTAAGAGGCCCGGGGCTCATTTTTAGGTTTATATCGCTGCTATCCTCAACGCTTCCAAAAGGCCACGGGCTTTGTAGGCTATCTATCCATTGGCTTAGGCTTTCTGTCCTAAATTGCTCTGTAGTCTGTACAGCTAACGCCTCTTGCAAAGCTTCCTCGGTTATTAATATCCCTAGCGCCGGGTTAGCAGCTGCCCACGCTTTACGGTCATCTAGGGCGCAAAATGGCGGGGCGCTATATTCGTAATAGCCTAAAGACGGCGGCGGGTTACTCTGGCAGCGCGTCCGTAATTCATTAAGAGTTTCGGAAAAACCATCGCCGGCGTTGCTACAAAATAGTGTTTGACTATTAGGCCTAGCGCGGGTTACAGGCAGAGCAGCTGCGAAGGCTTCCGGGTCTATTTCGCGTAATTCATCTATAAATAAGAAATCAGCACTAGCACCGCGCGCGCTATCGCGGGTAGCTGCTCTTACATCTAGCCTAGCCCCGTTTTTTAAGATTATAGCCTCATTACCATTAGTATAAAGTATTTTTTTAAGGTCTTTTTTTAGCTCGGGGCTGTCCTCTATGGCATTGGCTACCTCTCTAAAAGTAGTAAGAGCCATAGACCTAGCAGAGCTTATTACTATGTGGTTACGCTCATTGAACAGAAACAGCCCCGCTAAAATACGCATACGCGCTAGATGAGTCTTACCATTTTGCCTAGACGTAATTGCAAGGTTTGATTTACGGATAAACATTTTATTTTTATCTATTGTGAGCATATCGTCTAAAACGAAGCGCTGCCACGGTAAAAGAGGCAGGCCGATACGCTCTGCAAGCTCTGCAACCTCACCGCCCCTAGTAGGGCCAGATAACAAAACGTTATGTAAGCGTGGTTGCGCTAGCCCCCGGATAGGCTGTTTAGGTTTGGTAGTCATTAGTCTAAGGGCTGTTCAGGTTGGCCCAAACACGGGCCGCTTTGGGTCATTACAGCCGTTTTCGGAGAGATAATGCCAGA